TCCTAGCCCCATTTAAGGCCGTTTGACCCGGTACTTGGGAAAGTGGAAAAGCATCGCCATGAACGGCAGTCCAGCCATGCGCCCAGTCTAATCCGTAGGGGTGGAATTTAATGCCTAATTTGTCATAACCCAAAAACTTTTCGTATTGCATTTCTGGCAAATTTAAGAAGCTAGGCAATCGTTTCTTGATTGATCGGTAAAGCCTAATTCCATGATTAGATCCAAGTACGTCGGTTACGCCTAAGTAAGTTAATACTTGTTGAGTAAGTAATCGATCCTCATGGATGTTGCCAACCATCTCATCAATAGTTCCGGCATTAAAACCGCCAAGTTGTGGCAAATCAATTTCATCACCAATGCAGATAGTGCGGTGGGGCTTCCATTTGGCTAAAAAACGGCCTACGGATTTAGTGGCTTTCTCATCGAAAAAAGGAACTTGCAGGTCACTCACAAACGCTATGCGCTTAATCGTCATCCTCATCGTCAGTTGGATCTATGGATGGGATGATTCCACCATCGCCCACAATCCAATCAGGGAATGTCTTATGTTCAGTCATCAACCAAAAAGCGTGCTCAGGTGTGAATCCTGCTTTTCTAGCTGCTTTGTAGCATTCGTGCAGAGCGGTGTAATGCTGATCGATCTTTGATAATGGTTCAGGAGATTGGCGAACGACTCGACGATTGATCTTTTTGCGTTTGATAGGTTTTCGTGTGTTCGCCATAATTAAAATTATCGCTTACTGATTAAGACAAACAGATCATCGACACGCTGTTCAAGTCTTGTAATTTGATCCTTGATGGAACTTCCAGAATTGGGTTTTAATTCTTGTAAGTAGGATTTAATAACCCAGCGCAGACCCAGTAACAAACTTGTAGATACGGCGGTTACGCCAACGGCGATACCAACCCATTCGTTGGCTGTCATTTCGCATTAAGTCCATAATCAGCTTCTCCGCCAGATTTAGGGTCAAGTGCCTTAGCGAGAGGTGCAACTAATGCTCCAGCAAGGATTGCAAACTCTGGTCGGATGTCAGCAACAATTGCCAACAGCACAGTTATACCGGAAGCAGCCACAGCTCTCAAATATGACTTAATTGCTGCCTTGTGTTTGTTTGATAGTTTCATGATTTGCCTCCTAGTAGTGGGATGTTAAAAAACTCAGAATTCTTATCTTGATCTTTCTTGAAACTTACATGGATGTGGTGTTGGTGAGGATTGCCAGAAAACTTGCGCCAACGCCACCTGAGAATTGGCGAAGCAATTTTGCCTTGATGTATTACATAACTGATGCGACCATTGGTTTTCCCGTATGATCGAATTTGATCTGCCAAATATGCTGAAAGCCCCTTGTCGTCAGAAAGCCGAGCGTCAATATCAATTGCTCGCACGCATCCATTTGTGTCTGGGTTGTGATCGCTTTTTCGTGTGCTATGTCTAGCATCACCAATCCACCCATCAGATTTACGGCTACGCTCTGGGAAGGAATCATCAATCTGCTCCCGGAGTTGAACGGCAGCTTTAGATAAAAATGGTTTCATTACGCAAGAAGGAGTTTTGCTTCATCATCATCAGCAGTTATTACCCAACCGCCATTTGGTATTAACATCATCAATACATCAGAACCTTTTGCCATAATTAAACTCCTGTAATCTCTAATAAAGTCATAACAGACAATGAATTATCAATTTGCACCTTAGCACTACCGCCTGTGCCTTCACGCTTAAATCTAGTTTTGTAAGTTGTTGCTGATGTGGTGGCTGGAGCATCCAAATAACTTATGCTTGTGTTGCCGATATTTACTTCTAAATTAGTGCCTGTATAGGCAGCGTAACCAGTAATTTTTGCAATATCACTTCCGGCTCTATTTAATTGCATTGTAATAGCATTATCGTTTTGAGCTGTTGCAGTTTTTCCAAGACCTGCCTGAGTGCATAAAACCAATATTTTATTACTTGCTGATGATGGTGTTATTGTTGCGGTTAATCCAGTATCAGCAAGCGTTCCAGATGTGCTTGCAGTTTCAACATCATAAGTGGCTTGCACAATTTGTAAAATTTGCAAACTGCTAGCAGGGGCAGCCCACTTAAGTCCTGTCGCTGTTGTTGAATCAGCGGTCAATACTGTGGCATTTGCTCCAACAGCTAATCTTGCAATTGTATCAGCAGCGGTTGCTGCAATAATGTCGCCTTTCGCATCAACAATTGTTTTTGCAATTGCTGCTCCAGCATTATTGAATACTGTTGTGTCAATTGCTGTTCCCAATGATCTAATAGCTGCTGCGCCATCTTTGACCAATGCGGTGTCATCTGGAGTGCTCCAGCTATAATTTGTAGTAGTTGCCATTATTCTCCTATTATCAGGCTACGATTGTAGCGTATTCCCATGTCAAAGTTGGATCAATTGTGTTCCATGCCTCGGTAATTGGCACAGTATTCCAGCGCATCGCCACTTGGCTAAACGCCACCGGTGAAAGATTGATGGTTAGGAATAATTCATTGAACCTTGTGCTCCATCGCCAGCCTTCAACATAACCTTCAAAGACCCCATTTGAGATCTGAGTTGGCAGGTTTTGAATGTTTAAAGGCTGACCCATAAACACACCTAAAAGGTTGTCCCGATCGCTGTTATCAATTTGAGGATTGGTTATGGGAAAAGTTATTGATTGAAAGGCTGCTAACGGGAAGGCACGCTGAGCAATGTATCTATCGGCAACCTCTTGAGCATCTACACCTGAATGAATAGCAGAGTTAATGTTTTCAGCTTTGTAACCATATAAGCCAATAGATTCTGCGCTTGTGGCAGTTGCCTGTGAATTAAAATTATTTCCGTAATTGATATAAATGTCATTGCGAATATCTGCTGATCTTGTGATGGTTGATAATCCTTGACCTAAAGCATGCTTTGCATCTAAATCAACATAACCATTGGCTATTAAATAAGTCTGCCTGTGGTCTGCATCTGCATAACCAATATCTCCATTAGGTGCTTCATAAAGATAACCAAATGCGCTATCAGCAATAAAACTTGCAATGTTGTAAACAGTATCAGGATCTGCGGATCTGCTTGACATTGTGTAAAGCCCCGGTTGATCGATTTCGCCAAGTCCTTGATTTTGGGCATTTGCCCAAGTTATTGTCGGATCGTAGGTCGCCCATATTGTAGCTGCTGGAACATCATTCCAAGATCCAAGCAATACGCTAGACAGCAATTCATAAATTTGGTCGCCATCCTCATCTTGGGAAAGATTATCGTTGTAGATTTCTTTGGCAAGTTTAACTAATGAACCCATTGCAAGGATTGTGTAATTTACAACAGTTGCCAATGATCCAGTTGCCCCAACCTCAACAGTTACATCAGTAACATCTCCACCAAATAAATTTACATAAGTTCCGGAACTATCTTTGACTTGCAAACTCAAAGAATCGTTAATTTGAAATGGCAATGTTTGACCAGATAAGGCAACTAGAGCAACTTGCAAATAAGATGGATTAGGTTGAGTATAAATATCATCTCGACCGGCTTGATGGGCAATATCGCTAATAGCAATGTCGGTGTAATCAACACCACCAACAATTAATTTCCAGTCAGGTGTCCAGACTGTCATTATCGAGCCCTAGTTATCCCGCTGTTGTATAGCTGTGGAACTGATCGGGATGCGCTCTGATTTAACACTTTTGCAACGGCTCTTGCAGCACCTTCAGAATCTACTGCTTGAACTGTAATGTTAGTGACTGCTGTTGTTCGGTTTTCTCTAGTGTTTGCCGGAACTGCTGGCAATGGTGCTGCGCCAAGCATTCCTGCCTGACTTGCACTTGGAGAAACATTTGGAATGTATCCAATATCTGCTCCGGGTTTAGCAATGTTAATAAATCGAATTGCTTGATTGGCTAGTTCAGTTAATCCACCAACTACCTCTCTAACGAAATTAATAAATCCTGCAAGAATGCCGGCAAGTCCATTAATTGCTTTACCAAATGTTTCAGCACCTTTTTGGCTTTGAGCTAATCCTGCACTTAATCCTTCATCTCCAGTTAATCCTGCAATAAACGCATTTAATGTTGGAATGCCCGTGTTATTCAGAAAACCAATAAATTGTTCAACGGCTGGAAGTAAAGCAACACCCAATGATTCCTTGGCTTCATCAAATCCTACTTTTAAGCGATCAATCTTGCCTTGAAATGTTTCGGCATTAGCGGCTGCTGCGCCACCATAAAGATCTGATAGTTTTGCTTGAACTTCGGTAAAAGATAAGGTTGATAATTCTGCTTTTGATAAACCAAGTCCTAATCTGCCAAGAGCTGTGGTGTTTCCGTCCTGCGCTCTGCCTAAAGCATTGGCAACAGTTTCTAATTCTAATCCTCGACCTTTAGCAATATCTAAAGCAAGGTTTAATAATTTCTGAGCTTCCTCAGTTGATTTTGTAGAAACCGCTAATCTCTGCATCGCTGGTCTAAGTTGGTCATCAGCCACGCCAGTCGCTAAAGATGTTTTAAGGATCATTGCCTCAGTTGCCGCTATTTGGGCATCAGTAGCCCCTGTGGCGGTGCGTAGAGCAGCAGCCAACCTTAACTGAGCAGCCTCATCCTCAATGGCAGCCTTCACCCCATCAACGGCTAATTTAGTGCCATAGGCAACGGCAGCAGCAGCAGCGACTGCAAATGCAGCAGCAGCCTTTTTGCCAAACTCTGAAATTTTGCTTGAATTACTTTCGACCGCTTTGTCAGCATCGCCTAGCTTCTTTTTTAAGTCATCAACATCGGCAAGGATTGATAACTTTAATGTGCGATTACCGGTTGCCATTAGACCCATTCCTTAATGATGCGATTAAAAGCTTGTTCCCATTTGTTAATCAATTCAGGCTGAATTTTGCGAAGGGTTGGATAGATGAACCAACCTCTTGAACCTCTGCCTTGCCGTCCTGAATATGTAGGGAACTGCTTGAACTTATTAGATCCAAACTCAACTCCACCCCATAGGGTTTGCGTTGTAGCACCACCTGAAAACTTTTGTCGTGCGAAACCATAACGGAACTCACCGATTTTGCTGGACTTAGAGATGCTAACGCCTTCTGCGACTCTTTCCGCAACTTTGCCAGCCTTTGTTCGAGTTCGAGCTGCCTGTTTAATTTCCTCTGATGCAAAATAAGCCAGAGCAGCAGATTGAGTTCTTGCTTCCTCTGTTGCTTGGTCATCCATAAGTTTGAAAGCCTTGTAAATATCACGCAGATCGTTTTTATTGTCTGCAATGGCTTGATTTTCCATTCCTTGCCTCCAATACTTCGATCGCTGTTAATATGTCATCCGCATCAACCCATTCACTCATTGGTATCTTTGTGGCAATTGCCAACTCAACCAATAACCTGTTTAGGCTTCCTGCTTTATGGCTTTTGGGTTTGCATCACCAACGATGACATCCGCTACTGTTTCCATCCAAATATCCATTGGTTTGATGGGCTTATCTCCTGCAAGTTCACGCTTATGTGCATGATAAGCAAGAAACATAAGATCCCAAATGCCCAACTTCTCGGATGCCTGACCAATAGTGTTTCCTGTCTGCTTTTCCCATTTCGCCCACTCAGGTGGTTGGGCAATGTAAGTTGCTTGCTCACCTGAGTTATATTCAATTGTAATTGGTAACTTCATTTGTTTGCTCCCGTTTTATTTTTTAACTAAAGGTTTCGGTTACTGC